TCCACTAAAAGTTTCTGATATAGGATTATTTTTCATTATTTATTTGTTCCAAATCTTTTTCTAGTTTTTCTATAAAATTTTTTCTGAACTCATCAAATTCCGATTCTATTTTTAATAAAAGTTCTTCTTTGTTTAACCGTGTGTCCCATTTTTCAATATCACCAAATTCATTTTTTGTAAACTCTAATTTTGTAAGTTCATCTACAATTCTATTCTTATCACTCTCTGCCTCATTCAACCATGCCATTGCATTTTCTTTTAATTTTGTTTTTTCATATTCTTCCCATTTTCCTTCAATACGAAGTTTATGTTCCATTGAAACAACACAATCCAAACACATACCATGAATCCTACGCATTTTTTCATCTAATCTTTTTGGCATAGTGCATGTGCAAGTTTCTTTTTGACATTTTGGAAAGGTGTTTAAGTATTCATGCAATTCTTGTTGCCACTTTTTCCCCAATTTTACAGAGTAACCATCTTTTTGTTCCCACTCATTCCCTTGTTCATCAAACCATTTTTCACCGACTTCTCTGGCTGGACTAATTTTAGCCTTCTCACCATCATACCCTAACTGTATTTTAGTCTGACTGTCATGTGAACCATCAAGTAATTTTTTTACATCTTTCAATCCATCAATTTTAATATCCATAACATAACCTTTTATTTTATTATTTCATTGTAAACTTTATTCCAAAATTTTCTTGTTATCATGTGCAATGGTCTTAAACCGCCTTTATCTTTTCTACTCTCTTTCATTTTTCCACGTTTTGTATTGAATTTAGAAACAACCATATTGAATATATCAACATCAAACCAACCAAATATGGAAATGAAACGAGATTTTAATTCGGATAATTTAGCAGAACGGTCAGCTAAAGCAGCAAAAATTGTTTTTGATCCCATTTCGCCAAATGATGGAATATCATATCGAACATGATTAACTATCATATAGTAAACGTAAGGATTCTGAATATCTTTGTACGGTAAATGACTACTACCATTCCACTTCATCAATCGTTTGTAATCTTTTAATTTGGAAACATCTTCTTTATCTACCGCATAGATAACAACAGTAGCATCACTATCAAACTGTTCGATAACATTTGTTGCATGAAATGGTGCATTTGATTTCATAATATGTTTAACATTATGACGACGCATTATTGCAAACTTCTCGTCATAGGTTAATGGTTTATCTATCGGATCCGTAATGTCATTTGTAACGATAATCACATTGTCTTTGTCAAACTTACGGCAAATTCTTTCATATTCTTCACGATGATAAATTGCCATAGGTTGAAATTTACCAGGATATAAAACAACAATATCCTTATCAACTAATTCATTTTCATTGAATATGGCAAGATTCATTTCTTTTATCAATTTAAGGACTTTATTGTTCATCTTAATTTCCTGGCTGTGATGGCCAAATTATGTCAAATGGATCTGGTTGTAATGTTATATCTCTTAAAGACTGACGATATGTTTGCCATTCTTGCTGTTTTTGTTCAGATAGTGGGCTATCTTGTAGTTGTGTCCAATCACATTCCAATAAAAATTCATTTCTACGGCGACGAATAAAAGCCCATTGACTTTCAAGTTCTTCTTCAATTTCTTGTGGGGTTTTATTACGAACCTTTTGGTATTCAACTACTTCGTCTTCTTCAATAACAAAATCGCTTCCATCATAAAATTGATTTGAATTTATTTCTGCTTCCACAAATCTAAACGGGTACCAACCATATTGTTTCAATGTTTCATTATCAAAAAGATAAAAATTTGATATATTTGCCCAATTTCTTGGAAGTTCCATTGGATTTCCAACGATGTTTCCATTTTCTACTAAAATATATTTCATGTATAAACTCTTTTTGTTAAAAACAATATACTATCTATAAATATGTTAAACCGATTGTTTACTATGTTCTTCTGATAATTTAGTGAGTTCTTCTCTAATTTTTAAGAATGTATCATCCCATTTTCCATATTTTTCTTGACGAAATAATTTTACAGAATCATACCAACGAGAAGTATTACCGGGAAAAACCCAAGTATAATATGGCATTATAGGAACAACAATCCATGTGGGAATACCCATTGCACCTGCAAGATGAGCTATTGAAGTACAAGATGTTATTACTAAATCCAAATCTGCAATAATGTTTGAAGTATCATCCCAAGTCTTCATTTGTCCACGCATATCAGAAAATGGTAATCCATCTATACAATTTTCATCCCTTTGTAGTGAATAGAACGATGTGTTTGGAATTTCTGATAGTGCAATCATCAATTCTGGTGGAAACCTTCTATGTTGTTCGTGTTCAAATTCAGGATTACCACTCCAACGAATACCAATTTTCAAATTATTATTCTTGGAAAACAAAGATATTGGATTTTTTGGAAAAATATATTGACTACCATCAATATCATCATACTCCATATTCAATACATAAGCGGCAGACATAGCAGGAACCCAATAATCATAATGAAGAAACTGTATACCTTTATTATCAATGCAAACAAATCCATGATTTGAAAATAATTCTTTTAATTCAGTTGAACATGATATTACAACTTTAGCACCCAATTCTTGAAATTTTTTAGCAAAACGAAAATTCAGTATTTGATCACCGTAACCACCTTCACTTCTGAAAAGAAGTGTTTTGTCTGTGAGTTCTTCATCTTTCCAAAGTGTTCCTGGAATTGGTGGAAGACCAAATATATTGATGTATCTACCATAATTAAGATGTTCAAACCCTTTTTTAAGATTACCATGACGCATTTCATGCCATCCTAAATTAAACAGGACGCGTAAATCATCTTGTGATTGATTTCTTAATATATCTTCACTTTTTTCCGGAAAACCATTTATAGTGTAGTTTAGAGCAATATCCAATGGATCAATTACATCACTTTTCATTTCAAAACCTTAAACAGAGTTAGATACAAATATAAGTAATTTGTATCACTTTTCCAAATTTTTAATTATTTACAATTTAAGATTTTAATGCATGAGAATGATTATATCCACCGGTAACAAATTCCCAAGTGTTATCTGATCCAACCTGGACAGGACTGCTATAACTATTAGTTAAACTGTTTCCAATTTGACCAGATGAACCTCTACCCCAACCCCAAAGAGTTCCTGCATCTTTAATGCCCAAAACAAAAACGTGTAAAGATGCAACTTCTTTCCAATCACCGGCAATTTGAACTGGACTACTACGATTGGTTAAATCGCCTTGCCCTAATTGTCCAAATTCATTATTGCCCCAAGCCCACAAGGATTTATCTGTTTTTATTGCCAGCGATGTTCTCCACCCACTTGGTCCAGTAGATGCACTAATTTTACTCCAATTTGTTCCTGCACCAACTTGCATAGGACTACTTCTATTAAATATATTACCAATGCCCAAACATCCTGCAGTATTATCGCCCCAAGACCAAAGAGTTCCATCGGTTCTCAATCCAAGACTAAAATAATTTCCCGCCGAAATTGATGTCCATGTTGTTGCAGAACCAACTTGAACCGGAGATGAACGAGATGTTCTGGAGAAGTCACCTAATTCACCTGATCCATTAAAACCCCATGCCCAAAGTGTTCCATCCGTTCTTAATGCCAAACAATGATTTGCACCGGCAGATGCAGAAACCCATGTGTTTCCAGTTCCAACTTGTGTTGGTGATGATCTCCATGTTATATTATTTTGTCCTAATTCCCCATTATCATTATATCCCCATGTCCAAAGTGTTCCATCTGTTTTTACTGCAACTGTATGATTATTTCCTGTGGAAACCTGAGCCCAGTTTGTTAATAAACCGATTTGAACCGGTGATGATAGTTGTGTAGTATTGTTTTGTCCCAATTCACCATACTGGCTGTTTCCCCAAGACCATAAACTTCCACTTCCTTTTATTCCAAGAAAATGAGTTTCGCCACCATCAATCTGTTTCCATTCTGTCAATGTTCCAACTTGTGTAGGACTACTACGATTAGTTCTATCATTCAGCCCTAATTGTCCACTTGAATTTAATCCATATGAAAATAGTTTATATGTGGGTGGAGGTGGTGGTGTATAAATAGTATATGATGCAGAAGCAGCATATGCCATTCGTAATATATTAGCAATCATAACTTATTCTCATATTAAATTAAACCACTTTGATTTTGTGCAAGAACATATCCAACATATTCTGTTCCACTATTTACAGTAAAAAACGAATATATGTCCATATTTCCGGCTGCAGTAGTTACTGATGGTGCACCTCCTGGCCAAGTTACTTCTGTTCCCCATGAAACAGTTCTAGGTGTACCATCGCCAATATAAATTAGAGTAAATGATCCAGCTTGCAATGCTGTTGGATTTTTTGTTATGTTAAAATCCGCCACATTTGCAGTTAAATTTATTCTGTATATGTTTCCTAAACTTAAATCTATCTGAACTATACCACCGGCATAATCAGCCGATACTGACTTTGAAACCATAGTTTCATAATAACCTTTGAATAATGGATTGTTTAATGATGACGAGTTCATTGTTATTCCTGCGGTAATATCCATAGAACCGGTTACACGTAAATTTACACTATCAAATGATAGATTAGATTCACCAACAAGTCCAGTTGAAGTTCCATCGGAAGTTATTATTCTATTATCACCTGCATTTGTAACAGTTGCACCTGCACCGCCGAGTACATAAGATGCAGTTGTTGCAAATGATGAAGATATTGCATAAGATGCGGATCCCTCTAATGATCCAGTGAATGAACCAGTAAATGAACCGGTTTGCCATGATCCAGTTGGAAATGAATATATCCAGCCAAGTGATCCTGAGTAATTGTTGAATGAACCGGTTAGTGAACCGGTGAATGATCCTGATGCTGCACCTGTTAATTCTCCAAAAAATAGTCCTGCCTGTATTGTAACAGAATAATCTCCAGATCCAGTCCATTGATCAGAACCCGTTAATGAACCAGTGTATAGTGACATACTATGAAATGTTGGTAATGTGAAAGATCCAACACCATCCCATTCTACTACATTAAAAATTGCACCACTACCTGTATCATATATTTTGTAAACTGCCATTTTATGCCTCTGAAATTACTACTACAACACCGTTTCCACCTTTACCACTTGGAAACCCATCCGTATTTTGAGCAGGTTGCGGTCTTGCACCACCACCACCACCGCCATATAATGCACCATCCTCTGCATCAACGCCGGATTCTCCACCACGACCACCCAATCCAACTAATGTGTAATATGCAGGAACATTATTGTTTGTTGGTCTTTGATAAGTAACATTATTTGGAACTACACCAGCAACATCATAGCTTGGATAAGCAGTTCCTCTACCACCACCATTGATTCTACCACCAGCTCCTCTACCGCTGTATGCAGCACATGGTTGAGACAGACAATCCATACCAGCTCCCCCACCTCCACCGGTGGTTGTTAATGCGGATGGCCAAGGATAAGCAGATGCCGGTGCAAATGGTGCATTTATAGCATCTCGCATTGGTAATGCCGGTGGTTCTCCGTCAATACCAGTAGTCGGTAAAACGATACCACGACCACCCCAACCACTGCCGAATCCCATGAATCCTATTGAACCTCTGCCAACTGTATATGTAGTTGTAGTTGTAGTATTTGCACTCGTAATACTACCAACACCACCTGCACCACCTTGAGCACGAATATACTCACCAAATGTACTATCTCCACCAATACCACCTGCTCCAGGAACTTGTCCTTGTAAAGTTGTTGTTGAATTTCCACCTCTACCAACGGTCACAAGAACTGTACTTGATAAATTTGAAGCATCAAATCTGCCCATGACTATTGCACCACCTGCACCACCTGCACCACCAGTTGAAAAACGATTTACAGAAGAAAATGCCGTTCTTGCTCCACCACCACCTCCTCCTCCGGCAATACAAACAACAGTTACGGTTTTTGCCCATGATGGTTTATTCCAATTATATGTTCCGTTACTACCAACTATTTCAAATATCTCTGTATAAGAAGCACTTGATACCAAGCCCATAATAGATGCGGTTCCTGGTGTGGTTTTTACATCTATACTTCCAGTAACATAAATACTACCAGTTGTATAAACACTTCCAGTTGCCCATATTGAAGATTGCATTACGGTTACATTTGATAAAACACTCAATGCACTTTCAGCATTTGCTGAATTTGTGGTTCCATCTGATGTCAATACTCTGTTATCCACGGCATTTGTTATTGTTGTAAATCCAGTTCCAGATGTTCCTGATGAACCAGATGTGCCAGAAGAACCAGATGTCCCACTACTACCAGAATTACCAGATGTTCCTGATGAACCAG